GTTCTTTCTTTATTGGATCTATATCTCGTAATTTAATTATTTTCTTTTCAATGACACCGATTCTGTTTTCATTGGAGTGTATAATTGGAACGACTGCTTTTGTTTCATGAATGATAGGCGTTTGTTTGTTTATGAATGCGACTCTTCTTTCTATTGTGGTAACCCGTGGTTCCACAGATGAAATTCGTTTGTTATGTGATACACTCGATTCTTCGAGTGTATCTAGTCTTTTTTCGCATACATCTATGCTCGGTAAACGCTTTTCTATTGTGGTAACCCGTGGTTCCATGGATGAAATTCGTTCGTTGTGGGATACACTCGATTCTTCAAGTGGGTCAAATCGTTTTATGTGTTCATCCAATTTTAAGTTTGTCTTCTTGATAGAACGTTCTAGGGTGGGTTTTACTTTCTCGAGTGGATCAAATCGTGGCATGTGCTTTTCCAAATCGGATATACGAGCGTTGGATTGTTCAAGATCCACGCTTTTAGAAACACCCGTAAGCGTCGTGCCATCCCCGTAAAACTGAGATGCGATCATTTTTCCATCGGAATGTATGTTACCTTTAGAGTGAACACTCTTGTCTACGTATATAGAACGACCTATGTGTATATCCTTGCTTACCTTCAATTCATTAAATGTAGGGGAATATCCATCAAAATCTTCTATTTGGCCAACCGTTATATTAGACAAAAGTCCACCATCCGCTTGTAATTTATCGCGAACATATAGATTCTCTACCACATCGCCTATGTCAACGTGTAAGTCGTATTGTACATTTGATAATAGACCGCCATCACCCACGAACTGCGAAGCTTTTACCGTTCCATCAAATGTGGTGTTTTTATTGACGTGTAACGCACCATCGGATTTATCGTGTATCATTTGTATCCCGTGAATATCAACACCGACGTTTTCAGTTTCGGGGCAGCCTTCTCCTATAGATAAAATGGGTGTATACACGTGGTCCTCATTAAGAGTTGTCATGTTTACAACTTCTAGGTTCTTGACTTGTAAATCATCGAGTTTTAGTGGTGTGCCACCAATTTCGACGACTTCTTTCGTGATCGTATCATACGCAAGTAAGTTCGATGCATTTGCATTACGTATAGGACTTATGTATAATCCGCTGTGTTTGATATCACGAATCTTGCTTTCTGAAGCATTAAACACAATGGAATTTTTAGGTTGTTCGGAGTCCGACAATCGCCCTAACCGAACCATGTCGGTGGGTTGGTTTATACCGGAGTTCTTTACCATTTAATATACCATTGTATTTTAATTTGCGTATAGTAAACCTGCCATGCCGTTTTCAACGCGTAATATGTTGTAATTGACCGCATAAATTGGGTCTGTTATCTTCATGCTTTCACTCATAATCTTTGCTGAGTCTAACCTACTGAAATTTAGCGTACCTGTGGGCTGTAGAGAGCTTGTGAGAAGACAGAAGCAATACAAAAAGAAATCTGGGGAAGTCACATAGTTTGTGTGATAATACGCCATTACGTCTATATAATGTGTTTTAGCCCATTTATAATTACCTATATCAAGACCATTTATGTTTAGCTTTACTTTGTTTGAAACAGAAGTAAGTGCACCATTTGAGGTTGTGTCTGTACACGCCAGGTATTTCACGGGATGGTTAAATATCAATTCCTGATCCTGTTCTCCGGATGGAATATTTTTTTGAACTTGTGTGATAAGCATTTCGTGATTTCTGGATACTATATTACCGCGTTCTTCGTTGTCCAAGTAATAGTAATTTGCGTATACTTCGTAGTTGTAACTCATCACATTTTTCCAATAAAATCTCAATTCAACTTCGTGATAATGCAATGCAACTAATGGCAAAGCTGATTGTGGACCTTCGCAGAAGAAAAACCTAAGAGGGTAAAAATACGATTTAGAGTTGATACCTGGGTGTGGACCATTGGAACTTTTAGAAACGTTCTGTGCGAATGTATCTATCGCAATCTTTTCAGTAAAGATAGAGTCTTGTGAGTCCACTATGTGACCACCTATGTATAGTTCGACTTTGTCTATAATTTGTGTCCAGTCAGTTGGATCGACAGCTTCGGTTCCATCATCTACTGCTATGTACACATGTCCAAGCATGTCACCCGTTTTTTCAAATTTAATTGACGTCATGGAGTCATTTGATACGTTACCACGCATCATTTGCTTTTCCACGGATTGCGAAAAATTTGAATGTCGTTTAAATGTCGATGAGAAAAATGATATCTCTGGTTCGCCCATGATATGTTTATCTTGGGCACCAACCGCGATGAGTTGTACGACTCCCGTCGACATTTATAATAACGAAAGGTTAAAAATATATCTATCCTACGCCCTGATTAAATAAATGGTAAATTCTTATTCTTGCACACAAATTTGAAAATCATAAAGTTGTCTATGGCGCTATTTACAGTGGCACCATCTTCATCTCTGAGTGTACACGTGAGACGGTCGAGTTTTCTTATAGGCGTGGTATATTGTGATTCAATATCATAATCGTCTTTGAAAATGATTGGATTAGAACCAGACTGAATTATAGTACCAAATCCCCTGTTAAGATTAGACATAGACGCCTGTCCACCGAACACGTCGGTTGTTCGCTGCGAGTAATTCGTGTTAAGTTCATCTACTGAAACGTGACATACATTGGAAGAAGGTGCGTCGATCCGCGCGGCTATGAGCTTCGCGTGAACTATATTTTCAAGTGACTGCGTAAGGTGAACCGTAAATGTATTTTTGCTAGATTGACCAATGGTATCGACCGTTATGGTGTGATACTCGTAATCAAAATCAGGCACAGCTGGACGAGTTGTATTCACCGTATTCATTACTTATAAGTTAGATTAAAGATCCGCCAATTCCACCAATAATCTTCGCATCGGCGCTGTCCTTGACGAATTTTTGGTCACCGCAAATTCCACCTGGTGTCAAAGCCTTGGTGTAGTACGCAGATTCTGGGGATCCTGGGGCACACTCAATCTTGTGCTCCAGGTCAAAGATGGAAGTAGGTCCAGCCTCTTCGGACGTCTCGAGGTTGATTGGTCTGGGCTGGTACATGCTTCTGCGTGGACTCAACATCATGAGAACACACAACAAGAGGAAAACCACGGCGATCGCCTTGAGGGTATTTCGGTTCGTGGAGTTAAGCTTCATTTATTATGTAGCCAATATTTTTTATATTAAGTGCGTTAAAGAAATTGGATTAGTTTCAAAGTACAGAGTAATGGACGGTGAAATTACACTTGACCGAAGTCGTGGAAATGTACTGAAGCTTGACGATAATGAACAAGCTCTCATGGACGAAATAGAAATAGAAGTTCCACGTCCTCGTACGTCTTTACCAAAACCCACTGTGTATAAACCAACCGCTCGACCCCCACCCATGGAAAGTGCCATGCAGGAAGACATAGATGCCTTTGCGAATCCAACGAAGCAGTCTGCACCACCACAGTATCAGGAAGACCCCGTTGACTATGGCGAATATGACCAAGAGGAAGAACAGCAGCCATACATCCAAGGTGACTACGCCATACAAGAAGAAGAGAGACCATCGCCTGGATACAAGTCCATAGACGAAGAAAAGGCGGATCTGGTAAACAAGCTCGGTCGTCTTGAAAAGAAGGGATTCACTGTAAACAAAAGACTTAACGCATATTCTGGCATTGACGATTTACGAACGGAGGTGAGGAGAATTACCTATAGTATAGATGTTGAGAAGTCTATTAAATTCTCTCGTAGAATGCTTATTGCCTGTTGTACAGGGTTAGAGTTCCTTAACAAGAAATACAATCCATTCGAGATCCAGCTCGATGGATGGTCGGAGAATGTGATGGAATCGGTGGATGATTACGATGAAGTGTTTGAGGAACTTTACGTTAAGTATAGGTCTAAGGTTGCGGTTGCCCCAGAAATAAAACTCATTATGATGCTTGGTGGTTCTGCGATGATGTTCCACTTGACGAACAGTATGTTCAAATCTGTGATGCCTAATATGAATGATATTTTGAAGCAAAATCCAGGACTTGTGCAAAACATGGTTGATGCCGTGAAGAACACGACACCCAGAAACACAGAAGCTCCAGCGGGCGAACAACCAAGTGAGGAAAGATACGAAATGAAGGGACCCGGGGTTGACATTTCGAGCTTGATGGGTAATATCATGATGCCTCCAGTTCCTCCCATGTCGACCACCGCACCAGAACCAATTCCAAACATTGACCCAGACGATGATGACGATGCCATCTCCGATATCGTTGATGCACCAGAAGAGGTCGAAGAAGATACCGATGTGAAGGAGGTGAAGGTGTCTACCACGAAGAGTAAACGTGGTCGTAAGAAGAAGTCCGTCGAAATAAATTTGTAGATATAGTATAAATGATAGGGTACTGTCCCATCGAGGAAGAGCCACCAGTGCGGCTTCCTCCCCGGGTACGCGGGCCTCCCCGGAAACCCGAGGCGGATAAAAGGAGAGAGGACACAGAAACGAACTATGTCGTTTTGTTCTTTATCGCGGGCGTTCTCACACTCGCCGCGATGGATTCTGTTAAAAAGTAAATGTATTTCATTTTACCAGCCGCATGTAATGTGAATGGTAAAAGGAAGATTAGTCTATTTTTCAAGTTGTTCGACCATTTCTCGAAGTTCGTTAATCGCACCAACGGCGTACGGTATTATGCAATGATAATCAAGTTGAGCTACATTTGCACCCCAATCATCGTATGATGGTTCGTTTTTAGTTTCATTGGGTGTAGCACCGTCCCCGGGTACCACGGCGTGTTTTAGCTCCGGGGCGTCGTACCATATATCTTGTGCTATGAATCCACTTTCTATCATGCCATTCTTTTCATATATGACGGGATTAAGCTTTGATATAGTATCCAGAGAATTCACTATTATAGAGATATTAGATTTGATTCTTATATCGGATGAACCAGACTGTTGGATATTTGTTAACCCAGTTCCGGATCCATAAAAATATTCAGCGTATATGTTTCCATCTATTACCAAATTGGAGCGCCCTTCCCCCGTCGCCGAAACTCCTTCAACGTATTCATAGTAACTCTTTCCGAATGAGATGGAGTGTTGTGGAGATGTATTATGTATACCAACTCTGGCCTCGCCCGATGCATTATACGACTCGGTAATAAAACTTGTAGATGCGCTTGGTCCATTGGTCCATGTAGGTATACCAGAAGAGCTATGTATGGTTAAAAATTGTCCCGCGTTACCCTTTGGTAAACGCGTGAGCGTGTTGTTCCCATCCGCATATAATATATCACCCTTTGTGAACCCCGTGATACTACTCGTTGACGTGATCATGATATCAGTTTCTAGACCCGATATGCTAGTGTTAAGCGAGGATATACCCGGTGCAGTAATACCTGACCCGCCGTAGAGCTTATACCACGTTTTGAGAGTGTACCGTTTGCGGACGCATATAATATATCACCCTTTGTAAAATTAGTTGTAATTCCAGACGTATTCGTGATTATGGTTTTTCCTCCAAGTGTACTTATCCTTGATGAATTATCATTTAAATCAATTGGACTGGCGATCGATGTGAGTTCACTACCACTACCATAAAATTTGGACGCAGTAACATTTCCCGTTACTAGTACATTCCCACTCGTTTCTAACGACGTGACTAAATTTTGAAACGAAACCTTATCGGGTGTACTAGAATTTACCGAAGTTACGTCTTGTAGATTTGGTATGGGTAAATTCGTGAGTTGAGACCCGTTACCCTTTACGAATCCAGTCGCTTCTAAGTCTCCTTGAAAAACAGCACCTATTGTCGCTACGTTGTTATTGTTACACACCGTGGTTAATGTAACTGACGGCGCACTTGGTAGATTCGTGAGTAGAGACCCATCACCTTTTACGAATCCAGTCGCTTCTAAGTCACCACCAAATTTCGCACCTATCGTCGCCGTATTACTTTCATTTACCACAATCCCGAGAGTTGCTGGTGGAATCGGGATAGTATCATATAATTTCCTATACGAACGACCCTTTGATGAACACGACATTCTAAAATTACTGTTTATTATTTTTTAATTTTTCTATGCGCACCCTGAGTTCCTGTATGGATTTTACAATATACGCGATTGGTTGGAGGTATTTTAAACATGCCATACGTCTACCCCAATCTGAATAATCGGGTTCGGGTGCATCATCGTTCGGGGATGCATCTCGGTCTGGCCATACGATGTGGCGCATTTCACGGGCGTCGTAATACACTTCCTGTGCTATAAATCCGGACGTTCTTTTACCTTTCATGTCGTATATTTTTGGTACAAGTTTGGACAATTTTTCGAGTGCGTTTGATATATTTTTTATATTTGATTTACGTCTTCTATCGCTAAATGTGAGTAAAGACCCATTTTTACCTAAAGCGGCATTGGGTCCCGTATTAGGACTGCTATAAAATGACATTCCACGCATTGCAGACCCAAAATACAAACCACTTCCATCACCATGACAGGCATTGAAATAGCATTTACCCAATAAATAACAATGATATTTGATATTATTTGGGTGACCAAAATGGCTCTGCGCATTAGGATCCATATTCAAATGCGTTGTACCGTTTATAGAAAAAAACATTTGATTAGCAAATTTTATATCGAACGAATTGGTACTAACTTCTATTCTATCAGTCCACCTATTCCACGTCTCCGAAAGTCTCGTTCTTATTTTAAGATTATTACCATTAGTTTCAAAAAGATGAGAAGTTCCATCGGTGTTCAATCCATTCGTCGGGTGTAACCACATGATATTTTTACCGGTTTCATCCATGCGCAATAATCTTCCATACCCTGTACCATAATCACCGTTCGAGCGCCATGTATTAGGTGCGGTCGTTACTCTTGATAATCTTCTTAGATCGTCATTTGCGTATCCATATAATATATCACCCGTGGTGAGAGACGATAAATTGGGTGTACCCACAAATATAGCTTTAGATTCGAGTGTTGAGGTTCTACTAGATACGTTAAATATGTCCGTGAATGTTTTCCATTCGGGTTGTAAGGACGTGGGATTTGAATATAATACCTTTCCATTC